CGTATGGTGCAGTTGGTAATAAATACTTCCGCTTCTTCGATGTGAGGAAAGCGGAAGCTATTACACTATCAGGACAGCTATCAATTAAGTGGATTGAAAGGAGAGTTAATGAATACCTCAACACTATCTTGGATACAAGCGAAGTTGACTATGTTATTGCATCGGACACAGATTCAATTTATGTCAATCTCGATGCACTTGTACGCAAATGCTTTAAAGAGGGAAGTGACCCTGTCAAAGTTGTCAATTTCTTGGACAAGGTTGCAACTGAGAAGCTGGAACCTTTTATTGATAAAAGTTATGAGGAACTGGCACAGCTAATGAATGCCCACTCGCAGAAGATGTTTATGAAGCGAGAGGCGATAGCTGATAAGGGTATCTGGACTGCCAAGAAGCGTTATATGCTCAATGTGTATGACAATGAGGGTGTTCGGTATGCTGAGCCAAAGCTGAAGATGATGGGTATCGAGACTGTTAAGTCTTCGACTCCAGCTGTTTGTCGTGATGCTCTGAAGAAAGCAATCAATATTATCATGAACAAAAGTGAGCAGGATGCCCAAGATTATATTGCTGAATTCCGCAAACAGTTCAACAACTTCTCTTTCGAGGAGATTGCGTTTCCGCGTGGAATATCTGATCTAAATAAATATGTCGTCGAGGGTGCTGGTCTAACAATCCCTAAAGGGTGTCCGATCCATGTTCGCGGTGGGTTGGTGTATAACCATGCGTTGCGTGCTGAGAAACTCACCAAAAAGTATGAGCTGGTTAAGGATGGCGAGAAGATCAAATTTTGTTATCTCAAGATGCCTAATCCGATGCAGCAAAATGTACTTAGTGTGATGACTACACTGCCAAGCGAGTTTAACTTGGATTCCTACATAGACCGTGATACCCAGTTCCAGAAAGCGTTTCTAGATCCGCTGATTGCGATACTTGATTCTGTTAACTGGAGCACAGAAAAGAAGAGTTCATTAGAAAGTTTTTTTGGATAGGAGAGTAACGTTGAATTTAGATGACTTTGATACATTCGCGCACAGGCTATACGCTGATGCTATGGCAGAACGGTTTGATTGGGGTGATGAGAAAGTTCCATTCTCGGAATGGTATAGTCAAAATGTAGACTTCCTGATGACAGAATATAAAGACACAAGAGGTACATCCAAATGAGTGATTTCGATTTTGGCTTCACAGCCGTCTCCGAAGATGAGTTGGACGCTGTCCAAAAAGTGCAGTCTGATTTGACTGATCTAAATCATACCGCAGAAGATGCTCAAGAGAAATTAAACAAGCTATACAACCACTTCAAACCTCTACTGAATAACCTTCAGAAGAACCCAGAGAAAGATTATATATTTTGGCCAAACAGAAACGCCAAGCTGGAAGAGTTTAGCGACCTGATAGACAAGATATATAATAGCTAATAATGCTTGCCTTTTGATCTACTTTGATATATAATATACATTATGATTATAATTGATAACTTCATTAAAGACCCACGTCTCTTGGCTGAGATCCAAAGCGACTCGAACTGGCAAGGTACATTACCTTATAGCTGGTTTGATAGTTGCGGATCTCCGCCAAGTAATGTCTGGGAAAGAGTAACAGCAATGATATGGTCTACTGTCGGTAAGGACTTCGGTGAAGTCCCTGATAGTTTCGACGGTGTCGAGTACTGGAGCAACATAATGTCCGTGGGCGGAAGACAGCAAGATCTCCCATGGCATTTTGATAAGGACGAAGCGCATTGTGCTGCCACTGGTGAGTTAATATCGCCATATGTCGGCTCTGTGTATTATGCGCACACTGGATTGCCAGATGAAGGATATCTGGAAATGAGGAGAGGAGATGGCGAGGGTGATGTTGAGCGTATTCAACCAGTCTCTAACCGTCTTGTTATATTTGATTCAGCAAAGGTACATCGTGTGACACCTGTAACTGGTGGTATGCGTAGATGCTTTGCTACGAATATTTGGATAACTAAACCGAGTGAGGAAAATTTTAGATGAGTTTTTTAACTGATATGGTAAAAGGGATTGACAATACGTCTCTCCTTAATGATGGAGCAAATAGCTCCGAGTTCTCAGGTTCTATTGATACAGGTTCATATATTCTGAACGCTGCTATCTCTGGGAGTCTGTATGGCGGTGTGCCTAATAATAAGATCAGCGCATTTGCTGGTGAGTCTGCTACAGGTAAAACATTCTTTGTTTTGGGTGTACTCAAGCAGTTTCTCACAGACAATCCAGAGGGTGGTGTTATTTACTTTGACACTGAGGCTGCTGTAACTAAACAGATGATGGAAGAACGTGGTATTGACACTAAGCGTGTTATTATCTCTGAGCCATGTTCTATTGAAGAGTTCCGCACAAACGCAACTCGCATCCTAACCACATACATTGAGAGAGGCAAAGACGCTCCGCCGATGATGATGGTTCTTGATTCGTTAGGTATGTTATCTTCTGCCAAAGAATTAGCTGATACTGAAGCTGGTACTGACAAGCGTGATATGACTAAAGCTCAATTGCTTCGTGGCACTTTCCGAGTACTGTCTCTGAAGCTGGCTAAGGCGAATGTTCCGTTACTTGTAACAAACCACGTCTATGATGTTATTGGCGCTTATGTTCCTACCAAGGAGATCTCTGGTGGTTCTGGTCTGAAGTATGCTGCGTCTTCTATTGTTATGTTAGGCAAGAAGAAAGATAAAGAGGGTACTGATGTAATTGGTAACATTATCAGAGCTACAATGCATAAGTCTCGCTTCACTAAAGAGCAGAAAAAGATTGAAGTTAAGTTATCGTATGATACAGGTCTTGATCGGTATTATGGTTTGCTTGATCTAGCTGAGAAGTATGACATCATCAAGAAAGTATCGACTCGCTATGAGTTGCCTGATGGTCGTAAAGTGTTTGGTAAAGCGATCAATAATAATCCTACTGAGTATTACACTCCTGAGATTATGGAACAGCTTGAAGTCGCTGCCGCCAAAGAGTTTAAATATGGACAGGTCGGTGTTGAAGAAGCTGCTGCATTAGAGGAGCTAGAAAATGACGGTTAAGTATAAGTTACTCGAATCAGATCAGTTTGCGGTAGAAATTCTGGAGGGTGAGTTAGAAGGACTCACCTACCAGTATGATTCGGTCAAGATTAATGAAGATGGAGCCGAGGTCTGTCTTGACTTCAACATCTTAGACGTGACAGGTGAAGAAGTCGATGGTGACGTGTTGGAACTTGACCTCTACAGCGAGTCGAATGAAGAAATATTGGGCGATATTCTTGTAGATATTATCGAGACTAAATTGAAAGAGATGAATAAGGAGGTCGACAATGGCAGTTAATTATAAGTTAGTCGAAAGCGAGGGTGAAGGATATCACTCAGATCATTGGGCTATCCAGATATTGGAGGGTGAGTGTGAGGGACTCACCTACCAGTATGATACTGTCCAATTCAATGAAGTAGATGGACAAGGTGTGTTAGACTTCCAAACTATTTCTATTGAAAACCCCAAAGAAAATGACTTGACTTCTGAGTCGGTTGTTGGTATAATGGGTGATATACTAATAGATATTATCGAAACGCAATTGAGAGAGATAGAGAATGGCGACGGAAACACTGATACTGAGACATCTGCTGAATGATGAAATATATGCTAGGAGAACACTCCCCTATCTAAAGCCCGAGTATTTTGCCAGCCGTGTTGAGAAAACGGTATATGAGCAAATTGATAATTTTATTAATAAATACAATTCGCTTCCCACCAAAGAAGCATTGGTGATTGAGCTTGATACAAAGAACAATCTTTCAGACAGCGAGTTCGCAGAGTGTGGTGAGTTAGTTTCATCACTCTCTGTTGAACAAGCTGAAGATTCAGACTGGCTTATTGCGACAACCGAGAAGTTTTGTCAAGAGAAAGCAGTCTACAATGCTATCATGGAGTCTATCAATATACTCGATGAAGACGGGACTGGTAAAGATGTTCGTGATAAGGGCGCTATACCTGAGTTGTTGTCCGAGGCTCTGAGTGTTTCGTTTGATCCTAACATCGGTCATGACTTTGTTGAAGATGCTGATGAGCGGTTTGATTTCTATCATCGTAAGGAAGAACGTGTTCCTTTTGATCTAGAGTATATGAACAAGATTACTGGGGGCGGTTTGCCTCGCAAGTCTTTGAATATATTGATGGCTGGTACTGGCGCTGGTAAGTCTTTGGCTATGTGTCACATGGGTGCGGCTAACCTTATGGACGGCAAGAACGTTTTGTACATCACTATGGAGATGGCTGAGGAAAAGATCGCAGAACGTATTGATGCGAATCTACTCAATGTTACACTCGATAATCTCAAGTCCTTGTCTAAGGATATGTACAAGAAGAAGATCGAGCGTGTTAAAGGTAAGACGGCAGGCAAGTTAATCATTAAAGAATATCCTACTGCATCGGGTGGTGTTGGTCACTTCCGTCACCTACTGAATGAGATGAAGCTGAAGAAGTCATTTATTCCTGACATCATCTATATTGATTATCTGAATATCTGTTCATCTTCAAGGATGAAAGCTGGGTCTAATGTCAATTCATATACATTGATCAAGGCTATTGCCGAAGAGCTGCGTGGGTTGGCTGTAGAACAGAACGTGCCGATTGTATCTGCTACACAGGTAACACGAAGCGGTTATGGCAGCAGCGACATTGAGCTGACCGATACATCTGAATCGTTTGGTCTACCTGCTACAGCTGACTTCATGGCGGCATTGATTGTGACTGAAGAGCTTGACGAGATGAATCAGATAATGATCAAGCAGTTGAAGAATCGTTATGGTGATCCGAGTACCAATAAGAGGTTCATGGTTGGTATTGATCGAGCTAAGATGCGGTTGTATGATGTCGAACAGACAGCGCAAGAAGACGTTACTGATACTGGTCCAGTATTTGACAATTCGGGTTATGGTGAGCGTATGAAAGAAGATGACCAAATGAAGTGGGCGACTAAGAAGATGGGTCGTAAGAACTTCAGTGGATTTAATATGTAATTGATATGTGTGTGTGAGTCTCTCTCACTCTCACT